CAGATCAACGCTGTAACCCAGGACTCCATCACCTTCAACGCCGCTCCTGCTACCGCAGCAGTTCCTCCTGGTGTCGTCATGGCACTTCAGGTTGTTGCTGGTGTGGTTGACGGTGGCGCTGCTAACGAGCCCTCTGGTATCACCACGAACCTGGCATCTCAGGCACACTTCGGTGTGGACCGCAGCAACCTTGCTCCTCAGAATGCCGAACTTCGTTCAAACCACCTGACGGTTTCTGACGGTGGCGTTCCTGTCATCTTTGATGCTTACCAGGCTCTGAACCTGGACCGCATGCAGGCAGTCCTCGACCGCATTGCACTGCGTTCTTCCATGGCACCAGAACTGATCCTGATGAACCCCATCATGCGTCAGGAGTACACCTCCTTGCTGGTCGGTACGGCGGCTGCTAACCTGTATGTGCAGGCTGGCGATTCCAAGAAGACTGGTGACGGTGGTTTCACGGGTCTGAGTTACGGTGGCATTCCGCTCCGTACTTCTCAGAACTGCTTCCTCGGTTCATTCTTCTTCCTCACCCCCAAGGAGTGGAAGCTGACGGAACTGGAAGCTCCTGGCTTTGCGGATCTCGACGGCGCCGTTCTTGCTCGTTCTTTCAGTGGCGGTGCAATGACGGACTCCTACGAAGGTTTCTACCGCATCTACTACAACACTGTCTGCTTGCGTCCGAATGCAAACGGTGTTCTGACCGGTATTGACTTCTAAGAAGTGACCGTCTAAACGAGGGGCCGGCAGTTACGGGCAGTTGTACTGCTGGACTGTCGGCCTCCTCGTTTTCTGTGCATTTTCTGTATAGTCACTAGGAGGATCGAAATGGCTATTGACATGAAGGCGCTGGCAATGCTGCCTGACGCAGAAGCGGAGATCGAAAAGAAACGCATGCGTCGTGACGCTGCAGAAAAAAGAATGAAAGAACAGCAGCAGGCAGACGCCAAAGAAGGTGGTGACATCGGTAAAATTATCGGTGGCATTGCTGGTGGTCTCATCGGTGCCTATGCTGGTAACCCCATGATGGGATACCAGGCAGGCAGTGCACTAGGCGGTGCTGTGGGTGCTGGCATTGGTGGTGGAGAAGTGACACCTGATATCGTTGCTCAAGGACTTGGCGGTGCCATGCAAATGCCAGGTGGTGGTGAATTGATGGGAATGGAAGGTGCCAAACAAGGTTCTTCAGTCTCAGATGTGTACTCATCCAGACAAAATATCAAAAATTTGGACAAACAACTCGCTGCTGGCCTAATTAGCAAAGAGAAGTACGATCAACTCAAAATGCTGATGGGCATGTAATAGGGTGACAAATGCCGTTTATTGACAACATCAAGTCGAAAGTCGATGATGCGAAGACTTCAAAAGCAGTAGAAGAGAAACAGTGGGATCTCAACCTCAAATTTTTGGAAGGAAACCAACACCTCTCTTTTGACAAAAACTTGCAGTCTTGGCTCACTGTCCGTGACAATAACAACCTGCCAACGATCAACATGTTGCTTCCGCTCTATCGAAACCTCGTTTCGAGACTAGTGGCTGCTTATCCTGGTGTGGTGGTAATGCCTGCTTCTCCTTCGGCAGACGACATTGTCAAAGCTCAGTCTTCTGAGGCGGCACTTCGTTACTACTGGGCGGAAGAAGACATTGCCATGATCATCAATGAAGTGGTTCAGTGGCTTGTTCCGTGTGGTAATGTGCTTCTTCACACTTACTACGATCCAGCCAAGGGTAAAATTTGTCCTGAGGTCATCAAACCCTTTGACTTTTTCTACGAACGTGGCATTGTAGAGACCAGAGACTCTAGGTGGGTTGCTATCAGGCGCTTCTACACAAAGGAAGATCTGATCGAGTCATACCCAGACAAACGAAAAGAAATTGAGAAATACATTGAAGAGCACACCACTGACACTGGTGATGCTGGACCTGCCACCTACGTGGATGGAACTTCCTACTATTACGCCAACTATGTTCCTCCAGGCAAACAGGAAGTGTTTGAAGTCTACGATAGGAAAGGCAACCACGGCATTGTGTTAGGTGATGTGTGGCTTTACGAGGGTGAGACACCTATGAAAGTCTTCCCATGCCAACACATCAAGTGGACTGAACTTCGTAACAGAGTTTGGGGCCTGAGTCTTTTGACACCTTTGCTAGAACTGCAAGCTTACTACAACCGCGCTCGTGGTCAAATTCTACAGAACACTGAACTGATGGCCAACCCTAAGTGGCTCATTCCCAAAGGTGCTGGTGTGGCACCGAATGCCATCACCAAAAGAGCTGGTGAGAAAATTTTCTACAACCCGGCAGGTGGAACTCCACAACAGGTTCCTGCAGCACCCATTCCCAGTTATGTCATTGACAACATTCGTCAGTTACAGGCAGAGATCATGGATGTCTCTGGTGTGCACGGTTCTACATTGGGTAAGAGAGCAGTAGGTATTTTGTCTGGCAAAGCCATTCAGGAAATGACTGCTTCTGACCTCTCTACTTTGCAAATGACGCAGAATGGCATTGAGAAAGCCTGCCAAGAAATGGCAAAAGTAGTGCTAGTCTACATGAAAGCATACTACTCAGAAGCCAGAATGTACAAAATGATCGACCGCATGGGCAGCGTGGTATTCCGTTCTGTCTCTTCACAGGACATTGTGGATGTGCCAGAAATTTTCATTCAGGCTAACACACTCTTCCAAGCTGATGCAGTTGACAGAGAAGCCAGAGCCATTCAGTTGTTCCAGGCAGGTCTCATTGACAAAGACCAAGCGTTGCAGGAAATTGAGTTCAGAACTTCTAACTCTTGGATGATCGAGACTCTGCAAGGTATTGCTCATGCCAATGAAATGCTCGATGCTGTGAAGCGTGGTGCTGCAATTGAGGTCTTCGCCACTGACGACATTGAAGGTTTCAACAAGGTCTTCGGTGAGTTTATCAGGTCAGATGAGTACTACTCATTGCCTCAGGAAAGACAGGATTACATCAGAGATGTGATGATCGCTTTGGCTTCAGCAAAACAACAGAACCCAGAACAGTTCGCTGCTGAACTGGAAAACAGAATGAAGGTATTCCCAAGGCAAAGAGCTGCCACTGAAAACATTGCAACCGTAAGGTCGCCAATGTCTCAGTTCCAGGTTGCTGCCGAAGCTGCCAACAGAGTTGTTTATGATAAGACTGCACAGGCTGCTGAAGGAATGGCAGAAGCACCCACAAATGAAGCAATAACCAGCAACGCAGGAGCAATTAGATAATGGCTGCTAACCTGAAATATGTCTATCAAGTCACTGACTACTTTCGTAAGGTGATCGACGAAGCCGACCAGACTTTCATGTCTCAGGCAGATGTGGCGCAATTTCTAGAAATTGCTTACGATGAGTTTCGTTTCTTTGTCACAGATATCGAACCTAACATCTTTCACCGTGTTCAGGTAACACCTGTCATCACATTGAACGAGTTTGATTTAGCTGTGACTGCAGCACCGTTCAATGCAATTCTGGGACCCAATGCTTTGGATGCCGACAGAATGCAACAGATGATGAGAGTGACCACAATATCACAGGGAACATCACCTCCAGTTGGCACCATTTACGAACCAGTCTACTCTTACGAAAGTCTGATCTCTTCTGGTTTCACGTGGCCTAACCGTTACATGATCCAAGGGACGAAGATGTTGTTTCAGCAAGTTCCAAGCACCGACCTCAGAATTGAGTACATTCCACAGTCGGTGGTGGATTGGTCGAACCTCAATGTTCCTCCTGGTCCACCCGGTCCTGAGTGGATCGACGATCTCATTCAGTTCCACGATGTCATTGCCTTGATGGCAGCCAAGAACTATGCCATTGCAGACGGTGCCGACTCAAGTCAGGTGCAATTGCAACTCAAAATGAGAAGTGACCAGCTCAAAGAATTCCTGACGCGTGGTAGGTTGGTACCTGCTAACCGTTGGGTGGGTGATGATGATCCTTATGGAGCCTACTAGTATTATGACAATGGTCACCAGAGTTACGACGTTGATTTCAGAGACACTCAAATTCATTTTATGGTGGTAACCTTTATCGGAATAAAGAATGAACCAGAGAGACACGAGAGGGACTTGAATGGAAAGAGACAGACTGACAAAAATGCCGTCCATCATCGCAGGTGGAATGTCTCCATCCAAGGCAGACTCAGGGGTTCCTTGGATTCAGAACATGCAACTGAACAAGGACTCATTCGAAGTGAGACCAGGTGCTGGTGTCATTTGCCAATGGGACTCCATGTTGACTGCTGGCAAGTATCCGGATGATGAACTGAAGGTGGCAGATCTGGGATTAGAAAAACACCTGGGATCTCACCTCATCACCAGAACTTCTTTTGGTCACAAACAAGTGGTCTCAGTGTGGAGAGCAAAACTGGTGCCATCCAACATGCAACGTTCTGACGCTGCTGAGACTGCGACAGATGGGTCTCAAGATGAACTCATCTCCAAACGCAAATTGTATGTGGTCAAAATTTATGACTTGACAACTGACGAAATGTGGGAAGAGGTGCTGCACGATCACACAGCACAGGAAGAGAACCTGTTGTTCAGAAGGCACGGCAACTATGAGACATCGCTGGCCGCTCCTGGTTCTGGCAACAGTGACAGGCAGACGTGGACCGATGCAGGTGTCAATGAAGGTGAGTTCGGTCAACAGTTCAACAATGATGCAGAAGAGTATTTCTTCTTCACAGAACTGGAGGGGCAGGACAGGTCAGTCAGACTTTTCTTCGGTTCTGCCAGAGCAGGTGCTTGGATGTACTCACCGTGTGACTTCAAAGCATCTGACTACCAGTTCAGAGAGCGGTGGCCACAGGTAGGTGCCGAGGCGACATGTGACTGGAGAGAACCGTATTCTGAGTCGCCAGTTTGCACACCTGTCAGAGTCAGACCTGGTTCTTTCTTTGACGAAGGCAAGGGTCTCACGTATGTCGATCAGGCTACATTCGGTAAACCTCAGGCAGCATGCACTTTAGGAAACAGAATTGTCTGGGCAGTAGATAACCTGCTTTTCTTCTCAGATCCTGAAGTTCCAAATGCCATCATCACTACGAATGTCCAGGCATTTCCTTCTAAAATTATCGGTGTCGCACCCACCATTGGAAACTTGGTGGTGTGGACTGCCAATGCTTCTTACTACTACAATCCGACTCCTGGTGACATCATCTCTGGTGGAACTGTCACTACCATGTCTTCATCCACAGGTATTCTGAACCCTAATGCCTGGGTGACAGTCAATGGTGCGGTCATTTGGATCGACAAGAACGGCATTTGGAAGAACTATGGCAATGTCACGGCTTCAAAGATCAGTGATCCACTGGACATTTTCTTTGTAGAGTCTGGCATGTCAAACCCACTGACGAACTACTACACTCAAAACGGTGCAGGAAACCCAGC